ACTCATGGACAAGCCCGCAGCCCCGGCGCTGGCAATGTTCGCGCCCTGCTCGATGGCAAAGCGCCGCCGAAATGCTTGCGCTTCCCGCTGTGATTGCTCATCAGCCTGCCGCGCCTGAATCTCGTTCAATTGCGCTGCCGCTTCCGCAGCCTTGGCTGTCGCTTGCCCTTGGCGCACCGAACCATACGCTGAAACAGCCGTTCCAGCGGCAAGAGCAACAAGGGCAACCGTTTCAGCCATGATCCTTCACCCGTGCATACAAGGCATAATCTTCACGATCCGGCCCATACTGGCGCATTATGCCTTCAAACTCCATGCCAAGCAAACGCACCATGCGGTGCGCCTCAGCAAAATCCGTTTTAACGTGCGCTTCCACCCGGTGAAATCCATTGCCGAACAGCGATTCAATGGCCCGTTGCGTCCACCGAATCACCATCAGCAGCCGGGTTCCTGCATCCTCAGCAATCCCCACCCACATCCGCGCAACGCCGTCATGTGTTTCCACCACACCGCCAACCGCCCATGCGGTGACATCATCCACCAGCGCAAAAGAAAACGGCTGCTCCAGAAGCATCCCGCCCAGTTCGCCCGTGAACCACCGCTTATCCTGCTTTGGTTGAAGCTGAATCCCGTCAAGATGGCATTGCTCAAGCTTCACCAGCCGAATCATCGCGGCCCCTGATATTCAATCGCCATCGTCACGTTGCGAATGCAGAACGGCGCAATGTCACGATGCTGCACCTCAATCACAGGCTCTGTGCCCCGTTGCGTTGCTGGCATACTGAAACTGACCCATCCACTGAACAATGGCTGCGCTCCATCCATTGGACGGCCCTTCAATGACGGAATGGGATCCATGTCCTCATACACATCACCCTTCAGGCCATAAGCGCCGCCCAGCGAATTATACAGATTCAGCGCCGCCCACACCACTGTTTGATTCTGCCCGAATCCCGGCCCCTGCTGGCTCTGCGTGTTCGGCGGCAAGTTGCGGAAGGTCGCAGTGTACGGATACCCGATATGCACCACAGAAGCATCCCGCCCGATGTTGACGGCACCGCCCGTCACCACCTTGTCGTTGATCTGCACCCCATCGGCCAAAACCCCTACCGTCTCGCCTTCCAGATGTCCAAGGCCGCTGAACACGTCGGCAGGCGCACCATTGTAAGACAGGCCGCAATCCACCATGAAAACATCTTCAAGGTCTTGCTCAAACGGATACATTTGTTCCAGCAGTTCAATATATCGCTTGGTGCTGCCGTTAATGTACCGCCGCACCGTCAGGTAAACCTCCTGCTCCACCGCTGCCGTCGTAAGAATGGCGATATCCTCAACCACCGGAGCCGCCGTCTTTGCCGCATTGGAATACCCGCCCAGTTGCACCTCAGACCACCCGCGCACCTGCTGCCCCTCATAATACGAACAGCACAACAGCCGCCCGCTTTCCAGCAGCACCCAAACAGCAGGCGTGGGGTATTGCTGATAGACAATCTTCTTGATGGGGCTGTTCAACAGATGGGGCACAAACAGTCCCACGTTCGCATCGGAATAGCCGTCGATGTTAAACTCGTACTTGAAGCTTTGCAGCTTGCCGCCGTTCCTGCTGGCATAGATGATAGACGCATCCGCCGTCACGGGTTGAATGTGCGTGGAGCCATACCCGCTGGCACGATCAATGCTCAGTGTCCCCGGCCCCATCGGCTCATTGCCCTGCGGCTTCATCAGCCATGCGTTCGATTGTGCGCCAATCAACAGGCCGCGCAAGTCATCCGCAAGCCACTGAATGGCGCTGGACTTGTTGGCCTGCACCAGCTCATTGATTGCGCTGTCCGGCGTTACCGTGGTCTTGTCGGCCTTCTCAGCGAAGTTCTCATAATCGCCCACCACAGACCCGGTTACCCGGTCACGCCCGGCAAAGAACAAGCGGTTCTTGTGCAATGCCGATGTGGACGGCCAGCCCAGCGTTGCGCTCCATACAGGACGCCGCCAGCGGGTTGTGGCTGCAGTGACAGGTACCCAGCTCAGCACCGTTGCCGATACCGACGTGGCGCTTGTAAATGCCGTGATCTTAAACCATCCCTGCCCGCTATGCAGGTACTGCCATGACACCGTGCCGTCACTCTCTGTGCCTTCCGTGTGAACAGGCTCGCGTGTCCCCGTGTTGCCATTGGTGGTGGCACGATACACGTTGTTCCCAAAACGCTTGATGTCGCCAATGGACGTAGAATGCCCGGTCTTCCACAGGTCGTAGCGGCTCGCCACAAGGTCTTCTATCGCCCAGATGCTGCCCACATCGCTTGCGGCAAACGTAGCAGCCGATGCCGTCACCGTAATGTTGCCGCTGTTGTTGCTGCACGTCAGCGTCGTGGCTGTGCCGTTCATATCCTCAAACGGTGGAGGCGTAAACGCAATGTCAGTCTTTGACCAATTGTTGTCAGCCAGCCGAATCAGCTTAAACGGCGCAAAGCTCTGCTCAGTCAGATACAGAACGTCCAGTGACTGAATGACATGCACCCGGTGAAATGTGCTGGCACTGATGCTATGCGCCACTTCGTAGGGGGATCCACCAGACAGAATTGGCGCACGGTTCTTGAAGAACCTGAACGCCCCGTTTGCCATTTCAATCAGAATGGCCTGCGTGTCGGAAAACTCGAACGGAATCAGCGCCGATGCCGTGGTATGGCTTTTGCATTCCGCAATGAACCGTGTTCCGGCCCGCTTGAACACCGCGCCATATTCCAGAGGCCGCATGTTCAGCAGCCGCCCACATTGGCTGCCATACGAATCAATGTCCACCCGGCCATACAGCAGCGGCCCGATCTCGCCGCCGTTGAAGTTCGCCTGTATGCTGATCTGCACACCCATTACGACCACCGCGCAAGCAGAACGTCACTCTCCACAAAATCCTCAGCGGAGGACTCGTAACCATTCACCGCCGATGCAATCGCCGTCATTTCCGCAAGGTCGGACTTAATGCTTTCCTTCTTCTGCGTCGAGGATGACAGCGGCGTGGCCAGCCGGGTGGCAAGCTGCAACGTCACATATTCCGCAAACAGCGGATCGAACAGCGCCGGATCGGTCACATCCTTCAGATAGGTGATGTACAGCGCTGGCCCATCATCAGACAGGATATTGCCGCCCTCCACCTTCCACGGATACAGGTTCTGATCTTTGACGGTCAGAACACGGTGGCAATCAGACGGCAGGGGATATTGATATGCAAAGCCCCACAACGGCGCATCAGGCATGGGGGCAAGCACGGCCCGTGCTCGGGCAAAGTTCCACGGAATTGCGGCAAGGGAGGAAATGCGGGCAATAGGCCATGCAATCTGGCATTGCCGCACTTCCTCCGATTTGCCGTCAAGGGCTATGTCACGCACCGACGCGCCAACACGCGCCAATGCATTCTTCCAGATTTCAATCGTACTGACAGGCATAGCCCACCCCTGTTAAACGGGCGGAAACTTCCGTTGCGCCCGCAGGTACTTGATGACAGCTTCCAAGGCAAGGATAGCGTACTTCGCATCCGTGACTTCCGCAAGGTCGAGGTTCACTTCAACCTGTTCAACCCCAGCGGAAGTCCCGGCGGCTTCCACCACGTCCTTATAGCCCTGTCCGACTTTAACTCGGTAGGTTCTATAAGCCATGATTTACACCGTATATTCAACTGCGACAACGATTGTCCCTGCGGCTGTGCCAACCGTATTGGCCCGCAGCACAATGTCATACTCGACTTGCGGATCCTTGGTCAGGCTCAGCAGCTCCCACAGACGCTTTTCAGCATCCGTAATCGCTCGCGCCTCAAAGGACACGTCCGTCCATGCCGCACGGGCGCTGGACATATCAACGGCGCTGGCAATGGCCGTGGCAGACACCACAGCACCACCATCAGCAGCGGTACGGTACACACCCACGTCATAAGACGTGCCGCCTGTGATGGCGCTGTTGACCACCTGCACCTTGCTCACCAGTGCATTGGACGGCACCCGCACAACGCGGTAGGTGCTGGTATCGTCGTCAGAAGCGGCAACCGAAACAAGGCCAAGAGCCTTGAACAGTTCGCCTTTGTAGAGATAACCGTTGTTCGTAGAGCCAACGGTATCACCACGGGTGATGTTCGTGGATTTCGTATTCACGACGGGCATATAAAGCCCTCCTTTTCTATGCGGTTACAATCAGACGGGAACGGTGCATTTGACTTCAATGACGCGCTTTTCGTCAATCCGGGTAGCGTTCCCGGCCATCTGAGCGTACACGTCAAAGGTGTCCATGTAACCGCGAAGGTGCGTCGGGCGGGTTACGTCAACACGGATCGCGCCATTGCCGAAATAGCCGTAGTGCATACCCTTCGAGGTGTACAGCGGCAGACGGCGATAACCGGAACCATCCAGCGGGATGTTCGTGGTGTCCGTATCAATGACGATGTTCACGCCCTCAACCGTCACCGTGCCCGTGCTATACAGGCTGGCAAACATGTTGTTTGCAGCATTGCCACCAAAGTTGGCTTCAACGTCCCGCTGCAGCGCCTGCACGTCACGAATCGTGGCGTAGAGGTAAACCGGCTCCGAACCCAGTTGCACCTGATTGTTGACCAGAAGCGACAGACCGGCCCGCAGCTTTTCAAGGTTCAGCGTAGTGGCTGCACCCGCGCCAGTGTCAACGGCAACGACGTTGTTGGTGTCAAACACCTTGGTCTCGTCACCCACTTTCCCGGTCAGGGCGGTGGAGTAGAAGCTACCGGCAATCAGCTTGTCAATCCGACGCTGCAGGCCCGCAGTTGCCTCAAGCGACAGCTGGCTGGTCGGCGACATCATCGCGGACTTCAGCTTGTCGAGGTGATGCTCGCGCGCGCCCCAGTCAAAGGAACGCGGCTTCAGCCAACGACGCTCATACGCGGTATCCACAGGATTCCGCTGTTCGTTGCGGCTGGTGATCTCCTGCGCTTCAATCGGTTGCAGGTACTCAACAGGAGCGGTCTGCTCGCCCTGATACGTCCCTACACTGACAGTGGACAGAAGGCGCGACTGCATCTTCTGCAGCGCAAGCTCCAGATTGTTCTGGAACTGGTAAATAAATGATTGGTCGATGGTCACAAGACACCTCTGATGTCAGGGGTGCCTTGTGCCATTGGCCTGATGTGGCTTGTAATGGCGGACAATGCCCAGTTAATTACGATAGGTTTAACAAAATCAAGCCGCGCCGTCAAACGCGATTTTTGCCAGTGACGCACGCTGGTCAAGCGCCGATTTGTCACCCTTCATTAAGCGGGTTACAAAATCGGTGTCATTGTTCAGCCGCTGCAATTCTGCCCGCGCCGCTTCCGGTGTGGCGAACCCGCCGCCAGACTTGCCGCCAACGAAAGAACCCTCACGCAAAGGCTCGCCAAACTTGGAGAGCAGCTTCAGCGTCTTGTCATACCCAATGGCTTTTTGAAGCGCATCAATCGCACCTTCATCAAGTCCGGCGTACCGTGCCGCCTGTTGTGCGCTGGCAAGGTTTGCATCCCAGTTGGCGCCCCACTCCTTCTTGAGTGCCGCCGCCTGCTCTTGGCTCGCCTTAATGCTGGCCTCCTGAGCCTCTTGACTCATGCGCCCGGCCTCGCCAGCGTACCACTCGTAGAGCGCCTTGGCCTGTGCCGTGCCAAGACCGGACTTGTGCGCAATGTCGCGGAATCCGTTCAGGATCGGATCGTCACCCGGTGTGCCTTCCGGCAACTGGAACTCATACCCATCCGCCTTCTCAGGACGGCCAAGCGCCTTATAGATCGCCTCAAACGTCTCAGGCTTTGCCGGGTCAAACGTCAGCGTTTGCGTGGATGTCTCTGGTGCTGCCGGGGTCGTGCTTGCCTCAGGTGCTGGCGTTGCCGGGGCTGTCAGTTCTGCCGCCGCTGATACCGTCGCCGTAGTGGTTGTGTCGGTCATCGTTTATTTTCCTGCTTGTTACGGGTTTTCTGCTCGTGAAAAAATCTCTCCAGCTCGCCATAGCTTTTGAGAATCTGCGACAACGCCCGCCAGTTTTTTGCAGCGATAATCCGCCGCTCATCCGGGGACAATGTGGCAATCATCGTCGATGGCAACAGCCCGCGCAATGGCTCATTCATTGTTCTGCCTCTGTTGGATTTCCCAGTTTTCAAGCTCCTCGATGTCACGGTCAGTCAGCGCCAGCATCTCGCGGATGTGTAACCACATCGAGCGCCGCCCCTCGTTGTACGCCGTGGCCGTGGGGTCGCCCTCCACAAACGTGGATTCATTGGCATACCCAGCCGCCCGCAGGTCAGCTAGCACCAATCGCACCCATTCCCGATCATGGCTCAAAAGGCTTTGATACGCCTTCGCCGCCTTGGACTGCCTCGGTCTCCATCTCATTGGATCAACCCCGCTTGCCCAAGGTCACGGATAGCACCAGCGGCTGCCGGTGCCGCCTCAAGAAGCTGCTGCTGCTGTTGCTGTTCCGCCGCTGCCTGTCGCCGCGCCTCTAGTTCCTCACCTTCAAACAGGAGTTTGCTTGGCAGCATGTTGCCCTCATGCGATGCCTTGACCAGCTCTTCAAAATTGACCATCTGCACCACAGATTGATCCGCCTGCGCATAAGCCATAGTCTCTTGAAACCACCGCTGCTGCGCCGATATCTGCCCGGCCTTCTGCAAGCGCGATAGCTCCGTGTCATAGCTGATGCTGAACCGCACCGCGCCGCCGAATCGATCAATAAGCTCTTGCGGTGGCTGCGGCAGCTTTCCGTTGCGGCTCAGGATATCAATTTCGCGCTCAATCATGGTTGCCAGCTGCAACTGAAGATCCCCAATCCCGGTGGACAAGAACGACGACTTCTCGCCTTTCCGTTCGAGAACTTCAGTCGCAGACATGTTTTTCTTTTCCACCAGAATCTCGAACAGGTCGAGCAGGAACGCTTCCTTCAGCCGCCCCTCAAACCATTCAAGCACCTCAATGCCCGTGCCGGGGTTGGTCAGGCCTTGCATAGCCTGCGCCAGCGGACGGCCCTCAGGTGACACCATGTCCCAGTTCAGCGCACCGTTGCGCATGGAGAACTTGCTCCCCGCGCCCTTGCCATGCAGCAGGATCGGCGGGAACGCAGCCCGCGCGCTGCCCTCAATGATGTCACGGCTCAGGCGGTTGAGCATGGCGATGTCATCCAGCACCACATCGCCCGGCCCGCGCGCATACAGTTCACCGGATCGCCGCCGCAGCTGGCCGACAGCATACGGCATGGAGTATTGCGGGCGTGTTTCAATCAGCGTCTGGCTTTCCAGCAGGACGTAATGACTGGTGTATTGTGATTCCTCTGGCCTGTCAGAATCCACCACATAACGCTCGTTCGGGATGACGCAATGGACAACTTCCACTGTCTCTTCAGCGTTCTGCTTCCCGCGTGACAGCACGGCAGACGGCAACAGCTCCTCGCCAAACCGCTGCCTCAGCTGCCGGATTGTGGACGGGAAGTGGCGATACACCGTATCGGGCTGGCCCAGCCAATCCTCGCCGATAAACACCTGATACATCGGCACGGCCCGGTAATGCGGAGTGCCGTCTGGCCGCTCATCAATGAAGATGCAGCTATTGCCAAACACGCCGATGTCGGCATAGCCGGACAGCGATGCACCACGGAACCCGCTGCGGGTGTTGTATCGATAGCGGAACAGCACGTCCCGCGTCTGGTCGAACCAATCCTTGACCGCAGGGCTATCCGCTAACTCGTCGCCGTTCTCCAGCGTCAGGCCGTGCCACAGCGTCCCGGCAGGTGTCAGCAGGTAATCCAACACCGAGATGTATTTTTCCACCAACAGCGACGGCTTATTGTAGAAAATCTTCTCACGTGCATGATTGCCCGGCTGCCGATTCAGATCGCCGAAATGCTCATCCTGCGGGGCCAGATAGCGAGCAATCCGGTTGAACCGCTGGTCATAGCCGTTCATGCGGATTGTTTTGGCCCGCTGGAAGGCGTCGATAATCTCTTTGCCTGATTTCATTGGCCTAACAGGGTTTTGGCTGCCGATGGAG